ACGTTCTGATGGTTGAGCGTCTGATAACTTCTCTATGCGCTGTTGCACTTGCTCCATCAAGTCCTTTACTCCCTCTAGGTTAGCTACAATGTATTGAGCGAATGGGCGAATAGCATGCCCGTAGTTGTCGTATAGTTTACCGAAGTGAGTACGTGACCATGTTGGGTCTGCATCTTCATCCTTCTCAATATAGAACTCTAGTAAACGGTTTAGCTCACCATCAGGGATTGCTTTAAGTGATAGTAAGTCATCTACTAACGAACTGTTGCCGGTACTAATCAGTGCTGTTTCCCATGAAGTTGTATTCACTCGGATACCGCTTTCCTGTGCTTTTGCCTTGTGCTTAGCACGGCCTTGTGTTGCTTGATAAACTACGTCTGACTTCTCAAGCGGAGGCATGTTAGTAATCTCATCAAACAATGCAGGTAGGTTATGCAGTGTACCCATGATTTGCATCTTGGAGTTTTGCGTGTCCTTAGCGTTAACTATCTGTGGTTTTGGATTACCGTAGATACTTGCAATAGCGTGTAGAATTGTAGACTTACCTGAACCCGATGCGTTACTCATCAAGTGCAATACAAAACCTTCTACTTTGGTATGACGGACTAATAGTGAGCCAAACCCTAAGAAGAATGCAAATGCACGAGGCTCCATACCTGCCTTACCGTATACATTAACTACTTCTTTCCACACATCAAAGCTACCTTTAATTTGGTACGTAGGTATGAACGCTAAGGTTTGTGTTGTTGGAGGGCTGTGCCTAATTTCTGTTGCTCGTATTTCATCACTCCCGATAATAATTGCGTCGTTTTCCGGAGTCCACCCGAACTGAGTACGGGCATGTTCTAATTCATTGGTTGTTTGCATTTGCTCAACCCATTTTGCTGCATATGACATAAGTAAGTCCACCTGTTTTGGTAATACTGCCATCCCATGATGTGCAAGAGTATCTCGGAATTTATCCCTAGACATAATAGATGCTAGGGGCGCCGCAAACTCTATAACACCATCTTTTGGCGAGTGTAGTTTAAAGACTATTGTGTGCCCCAGTTCGGGGTCTTTAATTCGTTGTGTTGCATAGAAGTCGTGGGTATAAACTAATATATCCGGCTCATCCTCATCGCCCTTCTTATACACGCCACCTAACTTGCCCCTAACAAACGGGAATGGGTACTGCGGTATTGTGTACGTTACTTGCTCTTTTGTTTCTTTATCTGTTGTTACTACAACATTGTCTTCAGCGGTAGCTTCTATAACTGATGAATCTAGTTTTAACGGGGTCGAGATTTTATGTGGACATCCCTCGCACCCAATAGGGTTTAGCTGTTTAAAGGTATCGCAGTAATGTGGTTTAGTATCTGCGGCTTTAGCTAACGCTGTTTCTCTGTTGTAGTCATGATGTTTCTCAGAGATTTTAATGATTGCGAACTCTCTATCTACACACTTATCTGCAATAGATAAGCCTGCTCGCCATAAATCATAACTAATAGTTTCTTGGTTTTCGTATATGTATTTTAGTTGGTTACACCCCTCTCCCTTCATACTCTTCTGCATGATGCGTTTAAACGAGTGCTCCATGTTGCCCATTGCTCGTTTAGTAGTTTCGTCTAACGCACCGTAGTTTAATCGTTTACCCGCAATAGCAAGACCGCCGCTATCCGATGGAAATAGTTCTTTAAATACACTGAACGAACTAACTACACCGTCTGTAACTATTGATACAGGTAGTGGGTTACTAGGGTCTTTCAAGTGCATAGTTCCCGGGATGCGCAACACCCTCGCACCATCTGCAGGTACGCTTAAATCGATATCAAACTTATGCGCGATACATGACTTCTTAAATGCTTCTGCGTGTGGTATCCAGTCGTTATACGACACAGCTTCTGTAAACGGCCAGTATGCATGTAGTCCGCGGCCTGATGAAACCACCGTAGGTTTGGGCATACCAACTTGCTTGCAGTACTGACGTAATGCTTTCATACCATCCACAGCATTGGCGTAGGGCTTTCCTTCCCCACAATCAATGTCTAGGTAGTAAGACTTTAGTTCGTTTATATTGGCAACAATACGGGATTTGGTTGTTTTAAAAGACGCCAATGCGAAGAACGCATCAAACCCTTTCTCTACAAACCCTGCTGACTTCTCCAACAACTCATCAATAGTTTCAATGCCTATTTGACGTACTGTGTTAGAGGCTTCCCCGTCCCCTTGCTTTATTCCAAACAGAAAGTATTTACCACCTGCGGGCAATACTGATTCTAAAAATTCCTTTGGAGTATTCATACCGTCCTCAACCGTTAAAATTATAGGGGCAAAGCACGACGGCAGTGCTCTTTTGGTGGCTAACCTAGCCCCCCATTACTTGCTAACCTGCTACATGCAATTCATGAAGCAGAACATTAATCTTCTCATGGTGTCGTCTAGGGACGTTGCTTTCCCCTTTGAACCATGCGTAGACGGTAGTACGAGATACCCCAAAGTGCTTGGCTATTTTCATTACTGGAACATTTGACATAATACAGGCAAGGGCTAACTGCACCCCCACCATCGTATTATCTGCCGCGTTAACGTCGTCGATGAATCCCGTAGAATAGCCTCGTGTAGAAGCTACCATGATTACTCCTCATCATCCCAAGTGCTTAGGATAGAAGACATATCTGCTTTTGGTGCAGGTGCTGCTTCTTCTTTCTTAGCCTTGACTACGACTGGCTCGGACTCTGCTGCCTCAACTTTTGCTTCCGGTGCTGGTGCAGGTGCCGCTGTTGGTTTAGGTGCCGCGATAGCTGCTTGGGCCGCTTTTGGTGGAGCTACAGTCATCGTGACACAACGCTTAGCCGCTTCTGATTTGCCTTTCTCCATGGCATTCATGAACGCGTCGTTATCTAGATAGCTGATAGGTTTGAAAGTAAGTTTCGGTGTATCTGCATTAATATCAAACTTCATTTCAGTAACCACTGCAGAGACAGGCACACCTTGCGCACCTAAGTAACGACCATACGCTTGTAAAGGCATACGACCATTATCTGCATCACCGAAGATTGAAGTAGCTGATAAGTCTAATTGATACACATCGCCGCGTGGGTCATTCTCTAACAACACAGCAACACGTTGACGGTAACGGCAAGCACGTGAACCATTGGAACCGGAACCACCGACGTTTTGTTTGCAGTCCATACACTTCGTAGCTTGTGCATTGTTTGCTTTTGCATCAGGTGTTATGCCGTCAGCCGACCAACAATCAGGTGGGGTAGCTTCTTTACTAGGGTCATATGCGCCTTCGTAGAATGTACGTGATATGTGCTCTGCCGCCGCAACGATGATTACGTTCATGGTATTTGATTCACTAGCCGCAACTTCTTTACCACCTGAAATCATGCGGAATACACGACCACGGATAGATATACGATGATTGCTAGAACTCTCGCCACCCATCAATGCTTTTGTAGTTGCATCTAGTTCGAACTTTTGTAAGTGAGCCGGTAAGGGCATGTTTGATAATGCTAAATCTGTAGACATTTGTATCTCCTATTTTTTAGTAATAACTACTGCGTATCTGCTGTTTACGTTTAACCCCGGTGGGTGCAGGTCGGGATAATCCTCTAGGAATTGAGTCATGTTTCCTTGGCTAACTCGCTTCTCTAATAAATCTAATGCATCGTGCTCTTTAATGAAGTTATGGAATGAATACCAATCGTTCGTGTCGTAGCGTTTGTAAATCCGCTTTGTAACCGTACCAAATTCCGTACGCATACTTTCAGCGCCCATCGTTTTAAGTATCTCTAGAAGCTCATTATTGATTACATCTAATTGGCTTTCTAAAGCTTTATCTTCCTCTTCATAAGCCGCAGAAATTGCTCTGCGTTTGTCCCTAATTTTTACGTAAATCTTAACCAACTTCTTAGCTAAGTCTACTTTTTCTTCTGACATAGTACCTCCTTATATCCAGTGAAATTCCATCTTACTCCTTATGTTTAACAATGTCAACCTTCTTCTATAACTGTTTTATACAAATCAATCATTCGAGAGTGGATGTCGACTTTCTCGTCTAACATCTTGTACACGCGGGCCTCTACGGGACTGCCTTGTAAGTGCACTACAGTTACTGGGTTTCGTTGTCCTGCGCGATGTACGCGGGCATTGGCTTGCAAGTAAGTCTCGATAGAAGTAATCGGTGCCCACCATACAATTACGTTTGCCGCATGAAGTGTTACCCCGTGTGCCGCGGCTTGTGGTTGAATGACTAGTACCTTCGGGTCTTGCGTATCTTGGAACTGTGCAAAGATTGATGTCCGTTTAGTAGCAGATACTTCCCCATTGATGATAGCGTTACTAACCCCACTTGCCGTTAGCTCATTTGAAATCTGATGAATAACATGTTTGAACGGAGCAAAGATTAGTACCTTGTGACTAGCCTCTTCTATAACTTCTTTTAGAGCACTCATACGCTCAGCGCAATCGAACGCCACAACTTCCCCACTATCCGAGTAGACTGCACCAGCGCTTAACTGCAATAGTTTATTTAGGTTAGCGGCCGCATTGACTGTGGTTATTTCTTCCCCTGCCGCTACGGTGGTCATCTGTTTGCGTAGTAGCTCGTAGTATTTTACTTGTTGCTTAGATAGGGGCGTCTCTCTAAATACATGGGTAACTTCAGGTAAGTCTAAACATTCTTCCTTGGTAAAACGTATGGCTGGTTGAAGTGCTTGGAATACAATATCCTCTGACCTTGCACGGGGTACCCACTTGAACTGCGTTAGGCGTTGCATCACCATGTCCCTAAACCCACCGAAGAACTTAGGCACTGAAGTAGGACTGACTAACTTAGCTAATCCAAATGCATCTGTCGGCGATTGTGCCGCTGGAGTACCCGTCATCATCCATAACCAAGTATCGGGTTTTACTAGGGCGTTCAATACTTTCCATCGTTTAGTCTGTGGGTTCTTATAGGCATTGGCTTCGTCTACCACAATCAAATCAAACCCACTCTTTGCCACTTCCTCACCGATAATCTCTAGCCCATCGAAGTTGCATATAACAAAGTCGGCGTCGCTGTGGATTGCCTTGATACGTTTCTCTCGGGAATGACTATGCGCAATCACACATGTACGGTGGAGCGCGAACTTAAAGATATCGTTTTGCCATGCGGACTGCATGATTGATAGTGGGCACAATACTAAAACACGTTTAACAGCACCTATGTTCATTAGGTAGTCAGCTGCCCATATAACACTGCCTGTTTTACCTGTACCCATCTCACTAAAACAAAATGCTTTGCGATGCAGGGTTAGGAAGGCCGCTGTTGTCTTTTGGTGGTTGAACGGCTTGTATAGGCCAGGCCATTGGTAGTGTCCCAAAATGGGACTAGGTACGCTTTTGTATCGTAGGTTTTTAAGCACTTGAGATTCTTCTAAACCCCAATGTACTAACACTTCACCTGAATCTAATAGCTTGCTTTTTGGTATGACCGTTGTAATTTTTTGTGGGTCACGCACTTTCAATAGCAATGCTTTGTTGTCAATAATTTGCACTAAATGCCCCCGTCGGCGATAGAGAATTGCACCATATCGATGTTTCGATTGGCGTTATAAGTGACCCGTCTCGTGGGTCAGTCGATTAAATCATAGCGCGGAGTCATACAATACGAAAGGTTTGCACTACTTCAATTGGTGTTGTTTGCCATGAACCGAATAAACGCGGCTCTCTAATCCCACTCACACCTAACAGACTAGAGACTTGTCATAATTTATTTCTTTACAGTTTTCTTTTTATAGTTTCTTGCGCGGTTCTTACTTGGGTCTTCTAAGTAGTACCCATCTGAGTTCGAACCACCCTTGCTTAATGCTTTTACATGACTTACATCTTTACCCGTGCGGTCAACCCCTTTTTTATCTAGGGCTCTACGTGCACGTTGGCGCTCCATGCGGTCAGGTAACTCACCGCGTTTCTGTTGCAATTCATAGTCTTGCTTGTAATCTCGTTTCTTTGTAGCCATAGTTAACTCCGTGTATTATGGTGACAGTCTACTACTGGGCACCAACCTTTGCAAGTGAAGTTAGGTTTCGGGCTCCATGCCTCTTTCTCAATCGAGGCTTCTAAACGCTTGGTGTCTTCCAACCATTTCATCCAGTATATATGTTGCTTGTCATTTGTAAAGTCTGTTTTTACAAAATCTTTTGCCACTACAAACATCAACCCTGCCTTAATCTTTTTAACGTCGGGGAAGTGTTTAAACACAGCCAAAGATAATATTTCTAACTGCTT